AGTCGGTGTCCAGTTGCAGAACAGCCAACGTGCCGCCAGGAGTGGTAGCCGTGCCGCCCAGCGTAGCGCGGATGGCGTTGGCCGCACCAGAGATGGTGCCCGTGGTGTTGATCGACGTGCTGATGTGAGCGCCGTTGATCGTGCCGCCCGTTGCCGCACCTGCACCAGTAACGACGGAGAACGCACGCAGCGTCTCGCCGGAGCCAGTCGAGGTAAATGCCAGACGGTTGTACGACAGGCGGGTGTCGCCCGTCGTAGCCGAAGTGGTGGCGTAAGACGAACTGATGTTGCCAGCGGTCGTGACGGAAATGGGACTAGACGCAGTGCCGCCAATGAAACCATTGTTCGACGCAACTGGGCCGGAGAAGGTAGTGCGAGCCATCGCATATTCCTCAAATTGCGCTTGCTGTCTGTGAGGTCAGTCCGCCAAGCCGGTCAGCAAGCAGGTTTGGAATCTTGGGACTTGCGTATTTATACACCGGGGCCTGGGGCAGCGTCAACGTATTTAAAGCACCAGCCCTTCAAAGGCCCCCGAGTTAAGGGTTTGCCTGATTTCAAAGCGCGGTTAACTGTGGAGGGTTTGAGGTCTAGGGCTTCCCGCAGCGCCTGAATACTGGGATATGTCGTGACGCTACCGGCAGCGTCACACACCGCCACTGCCTTGCTGACCTTGGCGCCGTGGTCGGGCCGCTTCTTGCCGTACCAGAAGTTGCCTTCGCCGGACAGGGTGGCGCTGATCTTGGCTCGAACGGCGGCGGGTTTCGGTTTACCAACCCAATGCCGACGAATTTTTTCTATATCTTCCGGCGTGTGTTTGCGGCCAGTCGATGCAGTCTTTATAGCTTCGCGCGCTTCAGGCGTATGACGATACCCCCAAGTCGGACTTGCCTCACCGCCCACACCGAGCATGGGGGCCGTTGCGTCCACTCCAATGTTGTAGCAGTAGTCCTGGCCAACGTGCTCCTTGAGCCAACGGTTCTCCGCTGCAAGAAGGTCGGCGTCTAGCGCAAGTTCTTCAACCACGACAAAGACAAACGCCTGTTCGCCGTACTTGACCCATGCCGCTTGCAGGTGGCGGTTGTTGTGCTTGCCGGTACGCAACTCGGAAAAGTGCCGCGTCTTGCGGCGCTTCAGGTCTACCGCGCTGCCGACGTAGAACTTGTTGTTGATGACGTTGATGATCTTGTAGATGCCGCGTGCCATCAATGGCTCCTTGTGGTTCGACACAGGTAACGCCCCGCATCTTGGACAAGTGTACCACGAACTTAAACAGTAACACAAGCATAAAAACAAAGGGGGCCGAAGCCCCCCCTGCAACCCGCATAAATGCTAGGTTTTTGCTTAGGCTCCGGCAGAGCCCCAGATTCCGAGCGGATCGCTCCATCCAAAGCTGTAGCGCTCGCGGGCCTTGTAGCGCACGTTGCCGGTGTCGAAGTCACCGTCCATCGAGGTGCCCATAGCGACACGCTCGAAGTGCTTCAGACCGTTAGGCACGTCCGTGGTCAGGAACCAGGCGTTGACGTCGGTCAAGAAGTGGTTGACGGTGAAGCCACCGGGGATCGCACCCATCTGCTTGATAGCGTTGATGTCGTTATCAGCAGTGGCCACGCGCAGTTCGGTGTCAAGCAGGCGCTTGGCAACGAACATCAGGCTGGGCGGAATGACCAGCTTGACCGGCTTGGCGGCGATCAGCAGACCGCGTTCGTCCGTCCACGCAGCGATCTGGATCACAGCGTTTTCGAGCGAAGTCTCGTTCAGGTCCACGGCAACAGACGGGCTGTTGTAGTTCACACCACCGGAAACCAGGGGGTGACCCACGCGAGTGGCCGAAGAGTTGACGCCGAACAGCGACACGCCGTCACCACCGGGGTAAGCGCCGTTGAAGCCGTTGTTCAGAACGGCAGCGGCCTTAACCTGCTTGGTGTAGGACATCGCACGGGCCAGAGCCTTGGTGTAGCGGGCAGACAGACTGTCATACAGGTTGTCTTCCACTGCTTCCTCGGTGATCGAGAAGCCAAGGGCGATAGTCTCGTGGTTGTAACGAGCGGTGAAGGCTTCCTGCGCATTGTCATACGCGATGGCCTGACCTTCGTTCTTCACCGGAGCGGCACTGAAGCCAGCCAGCTTGGTTTCTTCTTCAAAGGAACGCTCGGACTTTTCAGTCTCGTAGATTTCCTTGTGCTCTTCGCCGTAGCGAGCGTACTCCATACCGAACAGAGCGTTCAGGCCGGGCAGGAGTTCCTTGAGTAGTTGGGCACGAGAAATTGCCATTTCAGATCACTCCTTATCAGGCAACGCCAGTTGCATTCGTGTACGAATGCTGGCCGATGTTGAACTTCACCAACACATCGGTCTTGGCATCACCAACAGTCGAGAACGGACCGTTGACAAAGCCGACCAGACGGAAGCCCGCAGTGAGGGCTTGCGTCGTGGCGCTCAGGGCCGACAGCGAGTTGCCCGAAGTGGTGGAACCACCCGTGCCTGCCGTACCGCTCTGAGCAGCGGCGAAGAGCATGTTTTGACCCAGTTGAGTCTGCGTCACAGGACCATCGGCCTGGGCTTGGAACACGGCGCGGTCGTCGTCGATGACGAAGGCCACAGCGTTCAGCGAACCCGAGGGATAGTACTGCGAGAAGACCGTCTGGCCTTGCGCGTTGACGTACGAGCAGCCCACGAAGACACCGATGGTGCCAGCGGGGAATGCGTCGCCGGTGCCACCAGTCTCAGTCACGAGGCGGATGTAACCGTCAGTGTGGATTTTCACCACTTGGCCGTAGAAGAGGTTGCTCGAATAGCCGGCGGGGTCAATCAAAAATTGACGCGTTTCGCCTGCGTACGGCAGACCGTCAACTCGGTTTACAGCCCGTAGGCCGTAGGGAGCAGCAGTAGATGCCATTTAAGGACTCCTAAGTTACTTTGAACCAGAACCGAACCCACCTCCGCGCGTCGTGCTGGACTTGCGGTCCGAGAACAACGGCATCCGTGGATCATTGTTTCGCATGAAGTGGTTGTCCACTGAGTCCATCTGAGCCTGTGCTTGACGCCCGTAATAGTCGTCCCGTGAGCGTGCGAGTTCAGCGGGCATCTTGCAGAGCATGAGGCCACCAATTTCCACGTTCCCGGTCTTCTCGTTACCCGGCAGCATAAGTTCAGGATGGTCAACCGCCTTCACCGGCTCCCAACCCTCGCGCATCTTTTTGGATACGTTGGTGGGGTCAGACTGACCCAAGATGTGCGTCGCAACCCAGCGATACACATACCCCGGCTCAGGTGTCGGATCGGGCAGTGAACTCGAAGGTGTGTACACCATACGAGCAGATTTTTCGCGTGACTGCATGTCACGGGGGATACGGTTTTGAGTTTCAGCCATTTTGGTTCTCCAGTTTTGCCACTTGTGCAGCGTATTGCTGCGGGGTCAGGCCCAGCTTTTTCGCCAACGCAACTTGCGTTTGAGTCAGTCGAATTTTTCCGACACCCGTAGTGCGAGTGGCGGGAGCCACGACCGTTGTGGGCTTCTTTTGAACCTCAACCGTCTTCGGCTTGTCTTCGTTACCGCCGAATAACTCGGGGAACTTCGACTTCATGCGACCATCGATCTGGTCGAAATACTCATCGGAGCGGGGATCAGTACCCCCGGTGACTAGCTTTTGATGCAGCCCTAGTGCGTAGCTGGTGTATTCCTCAAACCCCGGTTGCCCGAACCACTGGTTTTTTGCCTGCCAGCGCAGGGATTTCTCGTCGGGTTGAACCTGAGTTTGCGGTTGTTGCTGAGTTTGTACCGGAATTTCCGTGGGCTGTAAAGCCTGCGGACGGAATCTTTTTGCTTCTTCGACTTTCCACTTGGCCGCAGCGAGTTCCTCCTGAGCCGCAATGATGGCGTCGGTATCAAACGCCTCCTGTGCAGCCTTGAGGTTTCGACGGGCAGTTTCCAGTTCCGTCTCAGCTTCCTTGCGGGCGCTCGAAACCAGAACCTCCTGGCCCTCGTTGTAACTCTTCTTCAGCCGGTTGTTTTCATCGATCAACTGCTGTGCAAGACGCTCAAGCTCGGCTTTTTCCCGGGCTACAGCCTCTTTTTGACGGCGTTCGTCGTGACGTGCGTGGGTCAACTCCTTGATCCGCGACTGCACGTTGGCCGAGTAAGACTCGATCTCTTCTTCGGTCGGGTCAGCGACCTCCCGCTCCAGAGGCTTACGGCCACGATCACGCTCGGGCGTGTCGTCTACGACCTCAATCTCGACGTCGGTTTCACCCGAAGTCTCGACTTTGACTTCGTTCTCCTGCTCGTCAGGGAACTTGTACTCTTCCTTATCAATCGCCATCTTTCACTCCTTCAAGCGCGGGTGAGTCCGCGAGGGTCTTGCACAACAGCATCAACTTGGTCATCGTTGATGAGACGGAACTCCTTGCCGAAAATCTTGAACCGGGTACCCGAGTAGGTACGCACCAGCACGAAATCTCCGGGTTTACACCAAGCTCCCGTGGGGAAACGCTCGGGGTCTTTGTAGGCCGAGGGGCCTTGTTTGAGCACGAACAGCACCGTGGTGGCGTGTTCTTCCTGCTTCATGTACGTGTCGGCCTTGATCAGGCTGGAGTTCTCAAACGTGTCTGAAACGTCCGGCACGATGCACAGCAGTTTGTGCCCTGCAGGCTCTGGAAGGGCTGTGGCCTTCTCTTCAGGGGCGAGGTTCTCGTCCTGTTCGTCCTGGGGCTGAATGGTCTTAGGCAGGCTGATGCCTGGGGGGAGGATGATTCCCGCTTCACTCGTCTGCATCTTCGGCTTTCTTTGCAAGGTCAAGGATGTAACGCTCTGCCATCGCCAGACCTTGGATGACGCCGCAGAGCTTCTGGTATTCCTCAAAAGTGCGACACGAACCCCCCGCCAAGTCATCGGCGTAGTTGTTCATGTCGGTGCGTATTTGTTCGCGCAATACGCGTGCGAAGTCTTGGATCATTTAGTGGGCGTTTCCCTTCGTCGTTGTTGGGCCTCTTGCGCTTTGGCCTTTGCGATGTCGATGCCCATGCGGACACCTTCACGTTCTTGTTGCGCGACGAGCATCGCCTTGTCCTTCTCGATGTCGGACTGCGTCTTCATGGCGCGAAGCTGCAGGTCGCCCTTGACGCGCTCCTGCTCAAGCTCTTGCTTGTCGGCCATCGCCGAGGCGTCGAGCATGATCTTCTGCGCCTTGAGCTTGAGTTCTTCCTGACGCAGCATCAGTTCTTGCTGCTGCATCTGGATCACCGGGTCTTGCGCTTGCTGCTGAGCCTGCATCATCGCGGCCTGCTGCTGACTCTGCGCCACCACCTGCTGTGCAGCCTGCGCCATCATGGTGGACAGCGCGATCTCCACCTGCGGCGGCAGCTTCTCGTCCTCGGGAGGCAGCGGCATGCCCAACTGCGCTTCGATCTGCTTGCGCATCTTGAAGCCAATGTGCTCAGCAATGTGCGCTTGCAGCGACGCAGCCAACTGCTGCGCCTGCGGGTTCTGCCCCAACTGCGCGGCGATCAGCGGGTCTTGCATCATCATGTTGTGCACGGCGATGTGAGCGTCGTGGTCTTGATGCAAGAACGCCTTGACGGGCTTGAGCTTGAGGATGTTCTGGTTCTCGGTGACCGGGTCGATGGGCTTCTGGTCTTCTTCCAGCGGCACGATCTTCTCGGCGTTCTTGATACCCAGAACGGCCAGCATCCCCCGGTGAAGCTCAGGCAGGTTGTAAATCTGCGGAGCCATCTGCGCCATCTGGATGGCGGCTTGGAACTGAACGACGCGCTGCGACATCGTGGCAGCGTTGGGGTCACTCACGGGGATGACATCGACCAAGTCGTAGTCAGCCTGCTTGGCACGCTTCGTCCCGTACTCGGGGTCGTAGGTGTAGTCCGGGTCCGTGTAGTCGCGGATCAGGTTCTTCAGGAGCTTGAACTCCTGCTTGAGCGAGAAGTGCGTACGGGCCTGGACGGCGGTGAGGACTTTGAGTTGGCGTTCGAGCAGGGCTAGGGTCGTACCCACGGGCGCCTGCGCCGACATGTCGGCCACCTTCATGTCTGCGGTGGCAGCGAAGCGACGTCCTTCCTCAACGATGTTGCCCAGCAACTGGTACAGAACGCCGGACGGCTCCTTGTACGGCAGCGGCAGGATGCTGTCGCGGATGTTGCCACTAGCGACGTCCACGTCGCGGAACTCGCCCGGAGCGATGGGGGTGTCATCGCCCTTGATGCGCAGCCCTCGGCTCTTCAAACCCCCCGGCAAATTGCTCAGCGTGCCCGCATCCACCAGTTGTCTCATCAGAGACGTTGCGGATTTGGCGAACCCGCCAATCAGGTGGAACAGACCAAAGCCATACGCTCCGAAGCCGGGGACGTACTGGTAGTGCACGAAGTGCTGGCGCTTGAGTTTGAGTGGGTCGTCCTCACTCCAATTTCTCCGTATGGCCAACACATCGTTCGTGCCCTTGATCATGGTCACGACGTACGGCAGCGCGATCTCAGAGTCTTCTCCTTCGCCGTACTTGTCTTGCTTGATGTTCAGGTCTACGTGAATCTCGAAGAGCGTGAAGCGGTCGTCGTTGAGATCGCGGAAGCCCGTCTCTTTGTCCTTGGCCTGCTGGATGTCGGTCTTGTTCTTGTCCGGCTCGCCAAGCTCGATGTCTCGATAAAAGCCCGCCGCCTGCAGCTTGATGATGTCGTTCTTGGTTTTCCGCATGACGTGCGTCAGGCGGTAGCAGGTGTCCATGTCGGTGGCGCCGTACGGCAGGATGATGTCCTCCGCAGGCACGAACATGCTGACTTGTCGGCCCAGGTTCGGGTCGTAATACACCTTCTTGAACGCCGAGCCCGTAGCGGGCAGCGACCAGAGCATGCGCTCGTGCTCAGGCCGGAACTCCTTCATGACCTCGGTCAACTCGAAGTTCATGTCGTCCTCGACGCGGATCGCCGCCTCCTTCACGTCGGGCGTGTCCTTGCCAATGATCTTTGTTTTGACGGGACCCTGTGCGGGGAACGTCTCGGTGATCATCTCGGACTGGAACTTGACCACGGCTTCCGTGATCATCGGGTGGAACACACCGCAGGCGCCGTTCCACGGCTCCGTCCGCTCTTCGATCTGCAAGCCCAGCAGCTTCAAGCCATCGACGTACGCCTTCTCCCACTCTTTGCGGGAGCCCACGTCTTGGGTGATGTCGGCAGACAGATCGGAGCCAAGCCCTTCGATGAAGGACTCTGGGAGTTCCTCCGCTAGGTTCGCATCGAACCCACCGCCCTCGGGCTCCTCCGGGGTGAGGCTGATCTCTAGCCCATCGATGCCAATATTGACCTCGTCTGGGTTGATGATCTCGATCTCCAACTCAGGCTCAGCCTGCGCCATCTCTTCCAGACCCACGGGCGCGCCGTACAGCGCCTTGTCGATGTTCGTTGCCATGTCTGGCCTTTCCTAATCAGTAGTACGCCGCCTTGCGTGGCGCGAAGTAGCGTTGTTCGTCTTGCTCGTCGGATTCGAGGCTGATGAAGCCCCCTTGACGGAAGCGCAGGAGCGCCTGTGTCGTAGTGTCCACGAAGTCGTCGTTCTCGCCTACAGGGAACGCCGCCATCTCCTCGATCACCTCCCGGGCCCAGCGCGTGTCGGGCGCCCAGACTTTCCCAGAGAAGAACAGGTCAGCCACCGCGTTCATCCGCACCACCTTGTCGTTGCCACGCGACGGTGTGTACTCGGCCACGGGGATGCCCATATTTCTCAACTCATATATCAAAGGCGCACCCGCTGCCTTCTTTTCCACGATGAACGCATCCGGCTCCCACTCTTTGTAGTGCTTGAGCGCGACCTGTTTCAACTCGGGGAACGCCATCCGGTCTTTGAACGCGTCCAGCAGAATCAACTGCGGGGCGTCGCCCTCTTCCTCGTTGTAGAACACGCCCCACGTGGTGCAGGCGCTGAAGTCGGAGGTGGTTTTTGTCTCGAACGCCGTGTCCCAAGACTGGATCACGTACTCGCACCGGGGCGGGTCGTCTTTTGGCCACATCCGCCAGTGATGCCGCCCCACGATGGCAGAGGAGTCTGCCGTAGGCTGCTGCATATATTGCGCGTTCCAGAACCTCGGGTCGAGGTTGGCCTTTTTGGACTTGAGTTGGTCCAGTGGCCACTGCTCTGGCCACAGAGATTTCTCTGTGTCGGTGCCTTCGTTCAGGATGGCCGGGAGTTCTACGATCTCCCACTGATCGGCGTCGGGGTTTTTGGTCTGGTAGTCGATGAGACGCCCGGTGAGGTCGAGCAGCGACCACCGCGTCATGATGACGATGATGGCGCCCCCTGGCATCAAGCGTTGCAGCGGGCCTGTTTGGAACCAGTTCCACGCCGTGTCGAACGCGAGGCGGCTGTTTATTTTTACGTCTTGCTCAGAATGAGGATCGTCAATAACGAACAGATCAGCACCGCGACCAGCCAGAGCACCACCGACACCAGCAGCGTAATACTGGCCTCCCTTGGAGGTTGACCACTTCCCGGCGGCTTTTTGGTCTTCGGCAACACAGGTTTCGGGGTACAACTCAGCGTATTCGTCGCTGGCGATCAGGTTTCTGATGCGCCGACCAAAGTCTTCGGACAGGCCCGCCGTGTGCGTGCCCATGATGATCTTCTTCTCTGGGAAGCGCCCCAGGAAGTATGCGGGGAAGAGGTAGCTGGAGAATTCGGACTTACCCATACGCGGGGCGATGTTGATGATCACCCGCTTTTTCTTGCCCGCAAGCACGTCCTCAAAGATGCGCGCCAGCTTTTTGTGGTGCGGACCCACCTTGAACCCCGGATAGACGTGCTTGGCGAACTCAATCAGGCTGGTTTTGGCCAGTTGGCGCGACAACCTGCGCTCTTTTTCCTCCAGAGCCTCAAAAAGCTCGACTTTCTCCTGCAAAGACAGCGTCGGCAGCGCCGCCTGGAGCGCCGCAAGCTCGCGCGGGGTCAGGCTAGTTAGATTCTGCAGGTTCATCGGGTGTCGGCTCGTCGTTTTGCGGAGCCTCGTCCACTACATCCTGGCTTTCCGCCACATCAATCACGTCCGTGACCTGCATGAAGCGGTTGATCTTGTCCTTGATCTTGGCTTCGATCTCGGCGTCCGACAGGGTGTTGTTTTTAACTTCGACCCTTTCTGTAAACAAGGCCACTTCTGTCACCCGCCCGAGCATGTCGAGCGCCTTCAGGCGGATTTTTGCGTCGGGGTGCTTGGTTTCCTCAAGGATTTGGCTCACGGCGTAGCCGCGAAGCTCCTTGGCCTGCTCCACAAACTCCCAGTCATAGGCGGTCAGCATCCCCGTCAGGTGCCGGACGGCAGGCGGGGTCTTGAGTTGCATCAGCGCCTTGCGCTGTTCCTCGGGGGTTTGGGTGGTCAGCGCGGAAAACGCTTGTTGGGCGGCAGCAGTGGCGGCTGCGGCTTGGGCTTGGTCTGTTGTGGGCGCCCCCATTTTCTCCAACCAGTCAGCGGTATTTAGCTGAGCGGCGACGATGTCGTCTGGCGTGGCCTGAGTTAAAGGAACCACGCTCTGCGGCGTAGCCGGTGGAGGGGTGAAATCCAGCAAGTGTTCAAGCATTTCCAAGCGGGGCTTGTGACCGAATAGCGCCGAGTGTATATTCGCAACCGGCATGTACGCAAGTTGGTTCATGCTTTCTCCTCCATCAGTTGTGAAGGCTGATCTTGCCCCGGCTGCAAAGCGCGGGGCTTTTTTTCGTGGGTGTGTGTCAAAGGTTGGACTTAGTTTTGTTGAGTTTTTATAATATACCGGGGGGTATTTATTTTAGTTTTTGATGGGGGTGGGGGGTTATTTTTGAGTATTTGGGGTGATTTTGGGAAAAATAGTGGGAGCGGGTGGAGATTAGTGTTCATGTGGCATGGCCCCGTCGCTGCCAATATCGGGGGGTGGGGGGTAGGTGGGGGTCGGAAAACCCCGATTTTGGGGTCACGGTGACCCGATTCTGGGCATGAAACTGGGTTTAGAAAGGGGGTTTCGTATACTGGATTTACTCAGTGGGGATTGGCCCTGCCGAGTATTAACTTTTCGGAGATAACCATGAGCAAGCAAGCAGCATTCAATACCCTCAACAAGTTCGCCACCGCCCGTGTGCAGTTGATCCAGGGAATGATCGACGCGGGATACCCCACCGCCGAGGACGCCCGCAATGTCGTGATCGAGTGGGCCTGTGCCAAGACCGGCGCCGAGTTCCGTTGGAACAAGGACGAAACCAAGGCCATGCTCGTCTCGTCACACCCCAAGTACGAGGCCGCCAAGACCACGGTGCGCGATGTGATGCTCAACCTGCAGGGCACCACGCGCCGCCAAGCGTCGAGCGGCAAGGCCGAACCCACCAAGACCCGCGTGTCTGCCGAAGAGCGCGCAGCGTTCGAGGCGTTCCTGGCCGCGTGCGGCGATGCTGGCCGTGCCCTGACCGTGTTCAAGGCCCTGACGAAGTGATTTCGGGTCACGGTGACCCGTTTCTGTGGCGAGAACCCTCAGCGTGAGGGGGCTACGCCGATTCCAGCCCATCCCGGGCAGCTTTTGACAAAGGAGCGAACCATGCTTGAACTCAAGCAGACGCTCGGTAAGGCCGCGCTTTACCGACGCGAAAGCTACAACCACCGCACCACGCCGCTCGTCGAGTGGATCGTCAAGGTAGGCGACCGCATCGTCCGCGAGTGCACCACCCGCAAGGAAGCCCTGACTTGGCTCAACATCTACAAGGACTGAACCATGCCCCACATCAACCGCCACCAACAGCGTGCCCTGCCCCTGCGCGGGGCGCATCCCAACCCCAAGGCACAGGAAGACCTGCGCCGCATCCGCGAGCGCCTGATCCGCGAGATCGAGGAGCGCGAAGGCAAGGCCGAGATCAAGTACTGGGAGCGCAGGACTTGGCTTTGGAAGTGAGAAAACGGGTCACCGTGACCCGTTTCCGTCTACTTTGTCGCCCGATCAAGGGTCGGATGACACTTCGTTTGACAAAAATCCACTTGTCCAGCGTTTACCCCGTCGTGGACAGGTGGTGGGTAGCGTAAGTCGTTGATTTCGTTCGGTGTCCTCTCTCTACTACATATATATCTATATCTTTATATGTATGTAGTAGTAATGTATTCGTGTGTGTAAAAGAGAGTCTCTCTTCCACTTCCTTTTCACTAACTGTGCACTGGCCACGCCGAACCTGATACATTTTTAGCTAGTCAAGTGACTTGCTGAGCAAGATCATGCACTTATGCTACCCACCACCTGTCCACAACCCTGTCAACCTTGGACGCACCCGGCCATTTCTGGCCACTTTTGACCCAAAGGAGCCCTTATGACTCGCCCAACTGCGTCTCGCGTGTGCCCTGAGTGCGCCACCGAGCGACCCCTTCAAGCCTTCCGCCGATGGCGTGGCGCGCACCGTGTGCTGCACGAGGTGTGCAATTTCTGTAGTCCCGAGCGCAAGCTCAGCGAGATGAGCGAGCAGGATCGTGCCGCCGCGATAGCAGCGCGCAAGCCTGAGATGTACGCCATCGAGCGGGCCAAGCGTGCGGTGGAGTACAGGAAACGGATCATGGCGGGCGACGCCATGCGACGCACCACCCACCTGCGCAAGATGGAGCGGATCAAGAACTGGAACGCGGCCATCGGCAGCGCCATGCGCGAGGAACTGGAGAGCGCGAATCGCAAGCGGGACTCGTACCTGAACATGGCTGCGGAGTACCGCGACCCCAACCCGAAGGTGCGCCCATCGTCGGCCAAGTCAGCATCGAGCGTGAGGTTCGGCGCTTGGGCTGCGGATACCTGGATACCTTTCTACACGCGGTACGCCGAGATACTGGAGCGGGTGAAGGACGAGATTAAACATCGCGCTCATACCCTGGGCGCACCGATTAAACCCACGGAGGAGGAGACGAAACTCGAAACCTATATAAAACCTGAAGAACTAATTGAATTAAAAGACCTTTATTCCAAGGGCACAGTTATTCCCGGCGTGCGCAGTCGAATACCTTGGGTAATCGAAGGCCGATATGCCAAAACCAGACAGCGCAAAAAGAAAACGGGTCACAGTGACCCGAAAACCAACGAAGGAGAAAGCAAATGAAGGTACGAGACTGGGAGTGCGGGTGTGGCCACGCGTGGACTGCCCCGGTAGTGCTCGCCAAGCACACGCCCAACCTGTCGGGTGAGGCCACGCAGTGGTGTCCCCGGTGTGGCCAACGCCCAGTGATGGGCTCACCTGTGAGAGAAGTTCAACCAACCGAAGGAGAAAGCAAATGAAGATCAGTGTGACGAGCAAGCTCGACGGCATCAAGTCGTGGTCGCTTGAGGCGTTGGATACCTGCCCGGGTTCGATTGGTTCTGATGGTGCGCTAGTACCTGCCTGCAGCGGGTGCTACGCCACCACCGGGAACTACAGATTCAACAACGTCCGCGCACCACGCATCCACAACAAGGAGGACTGGCGCCGTCCCGCGTGGACCACGGACATGGTGGCTGCGCTGCAGGGGGAGAAGTTCTTCCGATGGTTCGACAGCGGCGATATGTACGCGCTGCCCTTGGCCAAGAAAATCCTGGCGGTGATGCGCCAGACGCCCGACACCAAGCACTGGCTACCCACACGGATGGCGAAGTTCCCGAAGTTCGAGGCGGTGTTGAGTGAGATGCGGGCGCTGCCCAATGTGGCCGTTCGTTTCTCTTCCGACTCGGTGTCCGGGGACTTCACCCCTGGCGTGCACGGCAGCACGATATTCAGTTCCCAACGCCTGCCGCGCTCGGTGTTTATTTGTGGTGCGTACAACCGCGAAGGCAAGTGCAGCGGATGCCGCGCCTGTTGGGACAAGTCCATCAATGTCATCGCCTACCCCGCACACGGCAGGAAGATGGCCAAGGTCATTCAGATTTCCGGGTCACGGTGACCCGTTTTTAAGAAGGAGAAAGCCATGAAAGTAATCGAATCAACCACGCTCAAGCACGAGCAACCCACCTTTCACTTCCTGATCACATCGGTCTGGGAGTGGCGCTCAGGCACAGACCTCAACGAGTTGATGACCTGGGCCAACAAGCGCAAGAACACCTACTGGGTGTGGTATGTGCCGGTGTCCGACGACGCGAGCTACAACATCGAGTGGTACCAACCCCAAGTCCCTGGCAGTTTCGTCCTGGCCAATGTCGAGTTCGACAATCGTGGACGCATCGTAAAACCCAAGAAGGAAGAGGCAACAGCATGAAAGACACCACATACGCCACAGAAGACGGGCGCTTCACCGCAACTGTTTCGTTCAACGCAAGCGAGACGACATGGGGGTACCACGTGCACTTTGCAGTGGACGACGTGATCACAGACACCGCACGCTTTCACACCAAGGAAGAGGCGCAGCACACAGCCCGCTTCTGGGTCGAACTGATGGCCAAAGCACAGCAGGTGTAACTCAAGGAGCAACAGCATGAAAGACAACATCACCGCACTACCCGTGCGCCCAACCACGGACGACGAATACCTCAGCGCCTCGCTGCTCATGGAGCGCATAGGTGGGGGCTTCGCCGGACGCATCGGCGGCGCATACATCTGCGCTGACAGCCACAACAAGGAGCGACTCAAGGCGGCGTTCCCCGACCTGTTCACGCGCTACTACGCGATGCACCTCAGCCAGAAGAACTGGATAGGCGCAACATGAAGGTCAAGGAACTCATCGAGCACCTGCGCCACGCGGTCGATCCCGATACTGAGATGGTGCCGGGTATGACCTACCGCCAAGTCATCGAGGAACTGAGCAAGCGCGACCCCGAGACTGAGGTCAGCGTGCGCGACGGTGACAGGGTCTACACCATCGAGCGTGGCCCACTGCACTGAAAGGAGAAAGCAATGAACGAAGAAATCAACGAACTGATCAACCGCCTCAGCGCAAAGGAACGCGCTGACCTGCTCGACAGACTCAGACAAATAGATCGAAAGCGCGCAGCAAGCGACGCGCTGACCTTGGCCAGCCTGATCACGCACCACTTCAGGACGCTGGGCATGCACGAGGAGGCGGAGTACATGGCCAACCTGCAGCACCGCCTGTACGACCTGACCTGAAATTTTTTTCACCCAAGTCCTTCCCACAGGTCTGGGAAGGGTGTACACTGTCCACTTCTGGACACCCGTCGCCGCTGCGGATCAGCGGCAATCTCAACTAGGAGAAAGCAACATGGCACATCAAATCCACATCAACACCACCGGTACCGCCTCTTACGCAAGCACGCAGCGGGAATGGCACGGCCTGGGGCAACTGATGCTGCCCGGTCAGTCCATTGAGAAATGGCAAGAGGAAGCCGGTATGAACTATGAAGTGCAGCGCGGTTATGTGCGCTACGCCACCGAGCGTGGCCAGTCGGCTGACGCCATGAAGGTAGTGAAGGACAAGGTGGTGCTGTTCCGTTCGGATACGAAGGATGCTCTCGGAGTCGTCTCGGATAGTTATAAAGTTGTTCAGCCCCGCGAAGTCCTTGAGTTCTTCCGTGACTGGGCCACGGCAGGTGGGATGACGATTGAGTCAGCGGGTGTGCTGTTCGGGGGTAAGCGGTATTTTGCGACTGCGAAATTGGCGGAGGGGGTTTGTGTTGATGGGTACTCCGACAAGGTTGTGCCCTACGCTCTGCTCAGCACCAGTGCTGACGGGAGTCTTGCGACGGAAGCACGGTGGACGACGGTGCGCGTGGTGTGCAACAACACGCTCAGCATGGCGCGGGGTGGCAAGGCTGCAGTGCGGGTGACCCACCGCAGTGAGTTCAAGCCCGAGGAAGTGCGCGGCGTGATGGAGACAGCTAATACAGAATTCCGCTCCTTTATGGAGACAGCGCGCTTGCTGTCGGGCATCAAGGTTGCCCGTCCCTTGGCCGAGGATTTGTGTGTTCATTTGTTCAAGGGAAACAGCACCGACACCGACAAGGTGCGAGAAACCCGAGGCTTCATCCGCGTGATGGAACTCTTCAACGGTGCAGCCAAGGGCGCGATGCTGGAGACAGCGCAAGAGACTGCGTGGGGTTGGCTCAACGCGGTCACCGAGTACGCTGACCACCACATCCGCGCTCACTCGGATGAGAACCGCACCGCCTCTGCTCTGTGGGGCCAGGGCGACACGCTCAAGAACCGTGCGGTGGAGTTGGCTCTGGCTGCAGCGTGAAGCCCGTCTCTTTCACTATCAACATCTCTTCTTCCGAGGGCTTGCGCCCTCGGTTGCTTCTGTCTAAACTTGGACTTCCCATAACCACAAAGGAGAAAGTAATGACCGAAACCGTCACAACCCCAACCAAGACCAACAAGGCGGAACTCATCCGCACCCTGCTCAAAGACAAAAACAAAACCCGCGCACAGATTGCCGACGAGGTCGGCTGCAGTAAGCAGTACGTCTTCAGCGTGCAGAACGCTGCCCGCGTGCGGGCCAAGAAGGCCAAGGCCAAGCGTGCGTACGAGCGCAAGTTGGAGCTTCTCAACGGTGCACCCAAGCGCAAGTACACGAAGAAGGCTGAGTCAGTAGCTGCACCGGCTGCAGCGCCTGCGCCAGCGCCAGCGCCAAAGAAGTCCCTGGCTGAGGAGCGCATCATGCTGATGTGGGATCGCAAGCGGCTGAAGGATGAGTTGGCTGACGCTGCGGAGAGCATGCTGCAGATGCGCCAGGAGATACGCGATCTCAGGGAGCGCCCACCGATCCAGATCGAGGTGCCCGTGCTTCAACCCATCTCTCACTTAACCTTTTGGCAGCGCCTGCGTATCCTGTTCCTGGGAGGTGCAGCATGAAGTTCTACGAGATCGAACTCAGGCGCGAGTCCTACATCACCGTTGTCGTCAGCGCCTACTCTGAAGATGAGGCAGCGGAAAAGCTCATGAACAACCTGGAGGATTACGTCGATGGCGACGCCGACGAGGCCAACTGGGACATCACTGACATTCAAGAAGCGGAACGAACAGAGGAGGACAGAGCAGAATGAAGTTTAGGAAAAAGCCCGTGGTCATCGAGGCCGCACAGTGGTTCAAACACGGGGATCATCCTGCGGTTTACCCGGCAGTATCAAAAGGGGTCGAGACTTGGTATGCCGAGCAGGTTGGGGTGGACTCTGCCGATCTTGGAATGATCGACACCTTGGAGGGGCCGCATTACGTCATCCCCGGCGACTGGATCATCACTGGCGTGAAGGGTGAGCACTACCCCTGCAAGCCAGACATCTTCGAGATGACCTACGAAAGAGTAGAGGAGAGAACCGAATGAAGACACGCGCATTGAAACTGGTACGTGAGTTGTTCGCCGTGGACTACGTACCGCTGCACACGCAGCGCCACAACCAACGGCAGTGGGTCAAGAGCGTTCGACAACTGGGTGACCGATGGCTACTCGCAAAACCACTCGACCTGCCCAAGAAGCACTAGACCCCCCGCCCAAGGTCTGGCCCTTCCCAACGTGGAAGGGCCGACCATACAAATCCAAGCGGCAACCCAGACAACAAAAACCCGATCCGGTGGCGGGCATCCCACCGGCATTCATCTAGGAGAAAGCAATGAGCAACATCAACAACATCCGTAACCTCAAAATCCGCCTCGCCATCATCGGCATCCAACTGTGCGCAGGCATCGCGCTTTTGGCGTCGATACTGACTGCCCTTCCCGCGTATGCACGAGCAGGCACGCTGATCAAGTGCGACTTCATCAGCACCCAACAAGGCCCGCGCTACGTGGGCACCTACTGCGTGGACTTCGCGTGCCAATACACGACCACGCGCATCTTCACTTCGTACTGCCCGTTCAGCCTGTGAGGAGACAGACATGCAACGACTGAATGAAGACGGCTTGGAGGACTTGGGCTGGCTCGCCGCCATGCTGGGCGCGATTGGCTTCCTGTTCTTCGCCATCGTTTACTTCCTTCACTGGGCGGGGGTGTTGCTATGAACAACGACGGCGAATACCGCATAGACCTCAAGGTCAGGAACAACCTCATCCTCAACGCGATTGAAGCTGCGGGCTACGCAAATGTGGCGCAGTTCTGTAAGGCTGCGAAGCTGTCGCAGTGCCGGATAGGTGATTTTGTAAACCTGAAGGCGTCCCCGATGGGCAAGAGTGGGGAGATCACTCCCAGTGCCAAGCGCCTCTGCGATTTCCTCGGGCTGCTGCCGGAAGACTTGTGGACGCCTGAGCAGTTGCTGTTTGTGCTGCCTACCAACAAGTCGCACTTCAGCATGAGTCACAAGGAGATGCTGCTGACCCTTGCACGGCACACAGGAGAGTTGCTTGAAGCCCCCGACCTCGATGCTGGCCTGGAGGAGGAAGACAGGCAGCGGGTTGTGTCCGAGGTGCTCGACAGTCTCAAACCGCAGGAGGCCAAGGTGCTGCGCATGCGCTTTGGCATCGGCACGCAGAGCGACTACACGCTGGACGAGGTGGGTGCCAAGTTCGACGTCACCCGTGAGCGCGTACGCCAGATCGAGACAAAGGCCATCCGCAAACTCAAGGAACCTGAGCGCGTCAAAGCACTGCGCGAGTGTGCGAACCTCGCCCCACGCGTGGACTTCGACGCCATCAAGCAAGCGCATGAGTGGGCCAAGATGAATCCCGACGAACGCGCTGCGTGGGAAGAAGAGCAGCGCAAGAAAGAAGAAGCGAGGAAGACTGCATGAGATGGCTTGGTGACTTGTTCGCCCTGGCCTGGGCGGTGTCCATCCTGCTCGTGATCTTTCTCGGGCCGTTCGTGGCAGTGGCGGTGTTGGTCAGTTATTTGTGGGGGATGATATGAAAAAGATTAAAGACGGCGGACCTGCTTTTTCAGCAGCCGCGTTTGATCAAAACGACAATGTGCTGGAGTGGCAAAGCGGTATGTCCCTGCGCGACTACTTCGCTGCCAAAGTGCTGCAGGGTTTTTGTGCAGACCCAAACTACAACTGGAGTTCAACCAGCAAACTCGCCGTCAGGTGCTACGACATTGCAGACGCCATGCTAGAGGCGCGGAGGCAGGGATGACTCCACAAGAAATCATTCACATCAAAGCCGCCAAGTACGCCAACACCTGCAAGGAGCAGTTCCTTCAAAAGGTCAAGGAGGGAGTCATCGAGCCCCGCACCAAGAAGATGGAGGGGTGGATATGGATGGCCCACTACGAAGGCTACAGGGATGCGCTGCAAGACCAAATGAAGGAAAGCACATGACCCGCGATGACATCATCCGACTGGCAGTCGAGGCAAAACTTGTTTGTCATTGGGACGGCGGCTGTGCTTCCGCTTGGGTGGAAGGGCACGACCTGACACCATACCTTGAACGCTTCGCCGCCCTTGTTGCCGCTGCCGAGCGTGCTGAAGTAGAGCGTTTACGCGCTTTGTGCGAAGAGATGTTGAGCGAACTTTTTGTATACCGCGCATCCGAGAACCTAAAAGATGTGACCGCAGCCATCAGAGCAAGGGGGCAGGAATGAGCGGCGACCACAACGCAAATCAGAAGCCAACCAAGGAAGAGCGCGAGTACCACCGCAAGCGCGGGGCCGAGATACTGGCGCAGATACAGGCAGCGAGAGAGCCCAAGGAAAAGCGGGGGGTGTCTGAGAGATCGGTGCGGGTGACCATCGGCATGATGAGAACCCTCGCAAACAACATCCCCATCAGCCCGTTCCATTTACACGCCGCAGACCAGATGGAGCGGATGTTGGACGAACTACTTCGACTGAGGAAAAGAAATGACCGACAAGAAACTGAAACTTGAGATCGTACCTGGAGCCTTCGACAACTTCGACGGCACGCAGGAAGAACTGGACGAGATGATGGCCGCGATTAAACAGATGATGGAAGACGGCACGCTATTTGAGAACTCGACAGAGGTTCCGCCGGAAGAAGCCGAACTCATCTGGCAGCGGCTTGGCAACATAAAGGATCGGCAGTGAGCCCACCCAACCAAAAGGGCAAGCGCATGATCAAGATCAACGCGATAACGCAGGCCCACCTGATCAAGCTCCTCCTCGAAGGCACCTACACCTGCCAGGAACTGGCCAACGAGACGGGCCTTCACTACGTGACCGTACTCCAATACACACGCGAACTCCACCGTGCGGGCGCCGCCCACATCAGCGGGTGGGAGAAAGACCCGCGAGGCCGTGATCTGGCGAAAATCTACAAACTTGGTGAGGGCAACGACAAGCGGCGTCATCGCAAGTCCGACGCAGAGAAGCAGGTCGCCTACCGCGCCAAGAAGAAGCAGATCAAACTAATGGAGATGTTGACATCATGCAGTGCCCCGAGTGTGGAGCGAGAGCCCACGCCCTTGAAGTTAGAGCCACAACTGGTGGCCTGAAGAGAAGGAGATACGAGTGTCAGACGTGCGCGTTTCGATTTACGACAGTGGGGACACCGCAGGACCTGCGGCTGGACATGCACAACAACCCGCACCGCCACGAGCAAACGATACGCAAGTCGCGGGCAACCACTACAAGCAGTTCCAAATCGAACCCTGGGACGCCATCATTGACTGGAATCTTGGCTACCTGGACGGCAACGCCGTCAAGTACCTCAGCCGGTGGCGACACAAGAACGGAATAGAAGACCTCAAGAAGGCGCGTCACTACATCGACAAGCTGCTTGAGGTAGAGCAGGCAAAGAAATCATAGGCGGCGCGTTGGTTTGGTAACGGTGGCAAGCCTTGCAGATGCGACCCACTATTACCGCTTGCACAGTGCCGCCTGAAAGTACTTGCTGCGCAAGCATCCGTTTACCTAGACCGAGGGGGCTAGGAATCTGCATCACCCCCTCACCTTCACCACCCACAACTACAGGAGAAAGCAATGGAAATAAGCACCACAATCGAAGCGATGCGTCGCCACTGGGGCGAGACGATACGCCACGGAGGCGGATACTGCCCTGTGTGCACCCGATGGGGCAGCATCTACAAGCGGGGCATCAACCGCACGATGGCGCGCTCCCTGATCTGGCTCAACATGCAGCAGGGTGACGAGGACGGGTGGGTAGACGTGCCCGCCACCGGCCCCAAGGATGTGCTGCGCACCAACCAGTTGTCCACCCTCAAGTGGTGGGGGCTGATCCAGCGCAAGCCCAACGACGATCCGAAGAAGCGTTGCTCTGGCATCTGGCGCGTGACAGACAAGGGCAAGGACTTCATCAGCAGCGCCGTCCGCGTGCCCAAGTACGTCTACACCTACAACGACGAGGTTGCTTTCTACGGCGATGAAACCGTGGCGCTGAGCGACTGCTTCCTCGACAACTTCGACTACCGAGAAGTGATGGGTATTCCTCATGGCAGCGACGCCTGAAAGCCGTGTGAAGAAGCAGTGCGTGACACTGCTCAATGCCCATAAGGTTTACTACTTCTTCCCCGTGGCCTCGGGCTACGGTAGGGTGGGCATCCCCGACATCATCGCCTGCTGCGATGGCCACTTCCTGGCCATCGAGTGTAAGGCAGGCAAGAACAAACCCACCGCTCTGCAGGAAGCCGAGATGCTCAAGATACGCACTGCAGGCGGCACGACCCTCGTGATCAACGAGGACAACATCAACGAACTACAGGGGTGGTTAGATGCTAGGAGGCAGCTACATGAACAATGAAGATTACGGGCGCTACATGGAGGCGGAGGTCGCCAACATGGAGCCGGAGAAGAAGGAGGCGCTGATCCACGCCATCAAGACGCTGTTCCGCGCCTTCTCGGAAGACAACACGCAAGGCGTGCTCATACTGCTTGAGAAGGGTGAGTGCATGACGACGATGGGGCTGAACGCCACGTACGACGAGTCGGTGCGCATAGTCAACACGGCACTCAACGTCTTCATCGAGGACGCGATCACGACAGAGACAGAAACAAAACACTAAGGAGAAGCATGAGCCTACCTTTTGATCAGATCATTGCAATTGACTTCGAGACGCGTTGGAGCAGCAAGGAGTACACCCTCTCGAAGATGACAACGGAGGAGTACATACGCGATGCACGTTTCAAGGCCTTCGGTGCTTGTGTCCATATACACGGAAGCGACGAACCGACTAAGTGGATTGGAGGATCAGACCTACCTGAGTACGTTTCTGGAATCGACTGGGGACGAACAGCCGTGCTTGCACATAACGCCCAGTTCGATGTATCCATCCTCTCTTGGTGCTACGGGGTGCAGCCAGCCTTCATCTTCGACACGCTGTCGATGGCGCGAGCTTTACGCGGCGTGGAGGTTGGCAATTCCCTCGCACAACTGGCAAGCGATTTTGGCCTTCCCCCCAAAGGGCGAGCCGTACATTCGACCGATGGACTGGAAGAGCTTACAGACGAGATCGAGCACGAGTTGGCCGAATACTGCGCGCACGATGTTTATCTGTGCGAGTCCATCTTTGCAAGACTGGTGGTGGGATTCCCTGCCAAAGAGCTTAGGCTCATCGACCTCACCCTGAAGATGTACACGAGGCCGCTGCTGGAACTCGACAGGGGGATGCTGCAAGCGGCCATCGTAGAAGAAAGGGAAGCCCGTGAAGGACTGCTACAGAGGCTCGGCGTGGATGAGGCTGCGCTTGCGTCAAATGATAAGTTTGCTGCGCTCCTCGAACAAATCGGAGTTCCTCCGCCGATCAAAACCAGCAAGACCACGGGGCTTGAAACGTACGCGCTTGCGAAAAATGATGCCCTCTTTCAGGCGCTGCTCAACAGCGACAACGAAGACGTGATACTGCTGTGCCAAGCACGGCTGAAGGTCAAGTCCACATCTGAGCGTACGCGTGCACAACGCTTCCTCGACATTGCGCACCGTGGCCGGTTGCCGGTCCCGCTGAGTTACTTCGGTGCAGGCACCGGGCGGTGGACGGCGAGCAAGGGGTCGGCCATCAACATGCAGAACCTCAAGCGTGGCAGCTTCCTGCGCAACGCCATCATGGCGCCCGAGGGCCACCTGCTGGTGGCCGGTGACCTCTCTCAAATCGAGCCGCGTGTGCTCGGCGTGCTGTCGGACAACACGGCGCTGTTGGATATTTTCCGCTCGGGCAGCGACGCCTACGCCCAGTTCGGTGCACAGATGTTCGGCATCCCGGGCCTGACCAAAGACACGCACCCTGTGGAGCGGCAAGCAGCCAAGAGCGCGCTGATCGGGGCGGGCTACCAGTTGGGCTGGGCGTCGTTCGCTGCGCAGCTTCTGGTGGGGTTCCTGGGCGCCAAGCCGCTGCGCTACACCAAGGAGGACGCCAAGGTTCTGGGCGTCACGGGCGAGGACGTCAGGCGCTTCCTTGAGTGGGACGAGAACCTCAAGAAGATGGAGGCCATCCCGCACACCTGCTCCACCCTGGAGTTGGCCATCCACTGCCTAGCCGCCAAGGCCATTATCGACAAGTACCGCGCCGCCTCGCAGCCCGTGGTGGAGTTCTGGAACCTGTGCCAGGAACTGATCGAGTACAGCCTGTACCGGGGCAAGGAATACAAGCACAAGTGCATCACGTTCCGCAAGGAAGAAATCATCTTGCCAAGCGGCATGGCGATGCGGTATCCTGATCTCCGCCAGGACAAGGATGAGGGTGGTCGATCCCAGTGGTCGTACGCTGACGGCAAGAAGCGCGTCAAGTTGTACGCCGGGAAGATCACCAACAACATTGTTCAAGGCACGGCGCGCTGCGTCATGACAGACGGGATGCTAAGGGTTGCGAAGAAGTACCCTTTGGTAGGCACGGTGCATGACGAATTGATCGCCGTGATACCGGAAGGAGACGAAGATTACGCTAAGACTTGGGTCTTGGCGCAGATGACTATGGAGCCGCCATATTTACCGGGCATCCCGCTTGATGCGGGAGTCGGTGTGCACAAGCGGTATGGAATGACCAAAGACTAAACAAAGGAGAAAGCATGCCCAACATCCCCGTCCGCATCCGCGTAGGCAAGCAGATGTATTCCGTTGACGTGGTCGAGTCCATGCGCCGCAAGGCGACGATGGGCCGCACCTACTACGACCTGGGTCGCATCGAGATCGGCGCCAGCAGCAACCTCACTGGGCGCAAGTTCACGGACGCCGAGATCGACGACACCTTCTGGCACGAGGTCACACACGCCATCCTCTACGACATGGGCCACCGCCTGTACAACGACGAGCACTTTGTCACCGAGTTCTCAGGGCGCCTTGCCAAGGCCATCAAGTCAGCCAAATTCAAATGAGCGAAACAAACATCACGTGGAGCCACAGCGGCTTGAAGGACTTTGAGGGCTGCGCTCGGCGCTACCACGAGGTCAAGGTTCTCAAGAACTACCCGTTCCAAGAGACGACGCACACCATTTACGGCAAGGACGTGCACAAGGCCATCGAGGACTACGGCAAGGACGGCACACCCATCCCCGAGAAGTACGCGCAGTTCAAGCCGGTGGTGGACGCGGTGCTGAACAAGCCGGGGCGCAAGTTGTTCGAGCACGAGATGGGCGTGACCAGGGACTTGCAGCCGTGTGGCTTCAACGATCCCAATCGTTGGGTGCGCGGCATCGCCGACCTGCTGATTATTGACGACGACAACCTGTCGGCCAAGGTGGTGGACTGGAAGACGGGCAACAACAAGTACCCCGACCGGGATCAACTGATCCTCATGTCCCTCATGGTGTTCACCCACTTCCCCCACATCAGGCAAGTGAAGTCGGCGCTGTTCTTCCTCGTCAAGGAGTCGATGACCACCCACGCCATGCTGCGCGGTGAGGCTGAGGAAGCATGGTGGCGCTACCGTGAGCGTGTGGCCAAGCTCGAAGCAGCGCACGCCACGGACGTGTGGAACCCATCACAGTCCCCTCTGTGCGGATGGTGCCCTGTGGCCACCTGCACGTTCAACCCCAAGCACTAGGAGATAGAGATGACTTTTTTGAATTCGATGGATGAGTTTACTAGTGGGCACCTGAGTGCGCAGTGTCATGTTTGTGGCAAGGATATTCGCCAACATCACCCCGCTGTAGCGCACGACGGAACTGTTTATGTGGATGACAACAGAGTAAGTTTTGGGGGGTACGCACGAGGCACGCTGCACCTGCATACTGAGTGCGCAACGATCCTGATCCTGCGCTTGGCCGCAGACGTGATGCGGCAGAAACCTTCGTCTGAAGACTTGGTGCCGCACCGTGTAGTGGAGTCGCTTGCGCACGCCCGAAAAGAATCCGAACTTCGCTAGGAGCGATCATGGCCACGCGTGACTACAAGAAGGAATACGCCGAGTACCACGGCAAGCCCGAACAGATCGCCAACCGAGCCGAGCGCGTCAAGGCGCGGCGCGTGATGGAGAAGACGGGTGCAGCCAAGAAGGGTGACGGCAAGGACGTAGACCACATCAGACCGCTCAGCAAGGGTGGCACCTCCGCGAAGACCAACCTGCGCATGCGCAGCGTCAAGGCCAATCGCGGGGACAAGTAACAACAGGAGAAAGCATGGAAGTCGTTGAGAACCGGTTGCTCGTCTTCAAGACGCGCAACCCGGATAAGTATTCCCTCATCCCCAAGAGCAAGGCACTGCCCCGTGAAGGTGGCGGCTACGACGTAGCCGTGTACTGGGGCCTGGACGAAGCGCGTGTGCTGCGCAACCTGGGGGTGAAGAATGTACCGTCTCCCATCTACGGGCGCTACGAGTGGCCCGGGCGCTACACGCCGATGTCCCACCAGAAGGAGACTGCCTCCTTCCTCACGCTGCACCGACGTGCATTCGTGTTCAACGATCCCGGTACGGGCAAGACGCTGTCTGCTCTGTGGGCAGCAGACTACCTGATGAAGCGTGGCGACGTTAGGAGGGTTTTGATTTTGTGTCCGCTGTCGATCATGCACAGCGCCTGGATGCAGGACTTGGGTAACAGCGTCATCCATCGCAGCGCGGTGGTGGCGCACCATGCCCAGGCCGCACGGCGGATCGAACTGATCCAAGAGAACTACGAGTTCGTCATCATCAACTACGAGGGCCTGAGCCTGATTGCGAACGAGGTCAAGGCCGATGGTAGGTTTGACTTGGTGATCGTAGACGAGGCCAACGCCTACAAGAACCCGCAGACCAAGCGGTGGAAGGCGCTGAACTCCATCATCAAGCCCGACACATACCTGTGGATGATGACCGGCACGCCTGCTTCGCAGAGTCCTGTGGACGCCTACGGTCTGGCCAAGCTGGTCAACCCTAACGGGGTGCCCAAGTTCTACACCGCATGGCGCGATGCCGTGATGAACAAGATCACGATGTTCAAGTGGGCGCCTAAGCTCGACGCTGCCGACAAGGTGTACGAGGCGCTGCAGCCCGCCATCCGCTACAGCAAAGCGCAGTGCCTAGACCTGCCGCCCGTGGTGACGATGACCCGCGAGGTGCCGCTCACGCCGCAGCAGGCCAAGTACTACAACCTGCTCAAGACCCAGATGCTGGTCATGGCTGCAGGCGAGACGATCACGGCAGTCAACGCTGCCGCTGCGTTAAATAAACTCCTGCAAATCTCAGCAGGCGTGGCCTACACCGACAACAAGGAGGTGGTTGAGTTCGACGCTACCCCGCGCCTGAACGTCCTGATGGAGGCGCTCGAACAGACGGACAGGAAGGTGATCATCTTCGCCCTGTTCCGCTCCGCCATCGACGCCATCAGCGAGTACCTCAACAAGAACGGGATCGCCAACGAACAGATTCACGGCGGCGTGACGGCCACCAAGCGCGGCGACATCATCAAGCGTTTCCAGACGCAGCCCAACCCGAGGGTGCTGGTCATGCAGCCTGCGGCTACAGCGCATGGCATCACGCTGACCGCTGCCGACACGGTGATTTTTTATGGCCCTCTCATGAGCGTGGAGCAGTACACCCAGTGCATCGCACGGGCTGACCGCAAGGGACAGAACGCCGACAAGGTGACCGTCATCCACATCGAGGGCTCGCCCGTGGAGAAGAAGATGTTCAAGGCGCTCACCGCCAAGGTGGACGACAACGCACTGCTCGTTGACCTGTTCAACAGCGAAATTAAAGAAAGGGGGTTGTAATCGACTCTGGACACTGTATACTCTTAGACACAAAGATAAGGAGAAAGCAATGACTGAAGAAACCATCCCGATGGACAAGCTCGTGCGCATGTACACCAAGATGCGCGCAGCCATGCAAGACCTCGACAAGCAGATCGAGAACATCAAGGAGCAGCAGCAACAGGTGAAGAACGCCATGAAGGATCAGATGCAGGCGCTCGGTACCAAGTCTGTTCGCACCGACTTCGGCACGATCACGCTCAAGGAGAAGTCCCGGTACTACACGCAGGACTGGGACAGCTTCAAGAAGTTCATCGTCGAGCATGATGCCGTCGATCTTTTGGAAAAGCGCATCGCGCAACTCAACATGCAGACGTTCTTGGACGAGAACCCCAGTCTGCATCCCCCTGGACTCAGCAGCCTTGCTGAGTTCGATATCGCTGTTACCAAGCCTCGTTAAGGAGAAAGCACTATGAGCAACATCGCTCTTTTTTCTGGTTCAAATGTTCCCGCCTTCGCCAAGAAAGGCGAACTGTCCGACCTCGCCAAGTCCCTTGCGGGTGGCACTGGTGGTGGCGGCGGCAAGCGGGTGTCGATCAAAGGCGGCGTCTTCCGTCTACTCGTAGGTGGCAAGGAGGTCGCTGCAATTGATGAACGCTATCTGGACGTGGTTGTCGTCAACGCTGCCCCCAAGATCGGTCGTACCTTCTACGCCAAGGCGTACGACGGTGAGACGCTCTCTGGCCCGGACTGCTGGTCTGCGGATGGCGAGACGCCTAGCCCCGAATCTGCGAACAAGCAATCGGATCGCTGCGCGACCTGCCCCCAGAACGTCAAGGGCTCCGGTATGGGCGAGTCTCGTGCCTGCCGGTTTAGTCAGCGCCTCGCTGTTGTTCTTGCTAATGATATTGACGGCGATGTGATGCAGCTTCAACTGCCCGCCACGTCGATCTTCGGCAAGGAGGAAGGCGACAAGCGCCCGCTGCAAGCCTACGCTCGCTACCTCGCCGCACAAGGCGTGAGCCCCGAGACGCTGGTCACCCGCATGCAGTTCGACACCAAGGCCGAGGCGCCCAAGCTCTTCTTCAAGCCGATGCGTTGGCTGACCGAGGAAGAGTACGAAAGCTCCGTGCGCCAGGGCCAGACCGAAGACGCCAAGCGCGCCGTTACCATGACGGTAGCAAAGACGGACAAGGTCGCGGCTCCCCTGGCCCTGGAGGGCACCAAGCCCAAGGCTAAGGCGGTGACGATGGAAATGCTCAAGGAAGCAACTGAGTCGCTGCAAGCAGCAGTAGCCGAAGAAGAGAACGCCCCGCCGACCAAGCGCAAGAGCAAGTCGGAAGAACCCGCAACCGCAGGCAAGCCGAATCTGGCTAAGCTCGCGGCTCAGTGGGACGATGAGTAATCAACCGGGGGCTTCGGCCCCCTTCCACCATGTCCTATTCAGTCAAGACTGTTAAGGCCGTAAAGGCATCACCCAAAACGCTCGGGAGTCAACTCGGGCGTTGGGCCGTACATTTGGACTTCTCGGTCATCCGCATCGCCCAGATCACGGGCGCATCGCGTCAGACTGTATACAACTGGATCACTGGCAAGAACACCGTGCTCGCGCCTTATCGGCCTGCCGTTGAGCAACTGCTAGAGATTCTGATGAAGTCCAACGATAACGAACAAGCATGGAGCAAAGCATGTCAGGAATTCAGTATCAAAGCCTGAGCGACGACGAGTTCGCTCGGCAGATTCAATCCATCATCGACAAGGCGGGCGTGTTGCCGTCTGAAGCCATTGTGGAACTGGCCTACCGTGTGGACAACGGCGGGCGAGACAAAGAGCACGAACGGGCGCGTACCAACCCCAACCAACTGCCGCTGCCCTTCAACGAATAACTCGGGACATTCATGGAACCGCTAGATTTCTTAGCGGCGGTTTTGCCGTCTCCGGGTCACGGGTATTACTGTGCGGCAGAACTCTCCTCACCCAAAAAACAGCACGTCTTCACCGAAGACTTGGCTGAGATACCCACACACGCACGAAGCTGGCTTGAGGGGCAGCAGGATGTGTATTTCGCGCTTGCTACGTTTGCGGATCGGGGTAAGCGCACCGCCGACAACGCCGAGTACATCAAGTCCCTGTTCATCGACATGGACGGGTACGAGAGCCGCGAGGCTGCTCAGTCCGCACTTGATGCGTTCCTAGCCGATACTGGGCTGGACGCCTATGGCAACCCGTGGATCGTCGCCTCTGGCGGCGGGCTGCACTGCTACTGGCCGTTCGACAAGCCCCTGACTGTAGCCCAGTGGAAGCCCATCGCGGAGGCGTTCAAGCGCCTGTGCAAGCAGCGCGAACTGGCCATCGACAACACGGTCACGGCGGACGCCGCCCGGGTGCTGCGCATCCCTGGCACCAAGAACTTCAAGAAGAAATACGGCGAGCCCAGGCCGGTGGAAGTCCTGTCGCAAGGCGCGGCTGTCCTCGATGCTGACGAGTTCTTCGCCAAGCTCAGCAGTTTGTTGGGCACAGCCGTGCCCACCCCGGCGCCGCTGATCGACCTCCCAGGCAAGCGCCCCATCAACGCCACCAAGACGGGCGTGCAGATGCTGGCCAACAGTGTCGTGCGTTTCGGCACGATCATGAAGCGCACCAGTAGCGGGGACGGCTGCGCGCAGTTGGCCCACTACGTGGAGAACGCCGAGGACGACGGCATGGAGCCGCTGTGGCGCGGGCTGCTGAGTCAGGCCAAGTACTGCGCGGACGGGGACAAGGCGGCAGTCATGCTCAGCCAACTGCACCCGTACGACGAAGACCGGATGCATGCCAAGCTACGGGATATTAAAGGCCCCTATCCCTGCATCAAGTTCGATAGCGAGAACCCAGGCGTTTGCCAGAACTGCAAGCACTTCGGCAAGATCACCAACCCCCTGGCCCTGGGCCGGGAGGTCATGGCCGACACGTCGGAGAAGGAACTGGAGATAACCCCGGCTGACCCGGACGATCCCGATGCGCCCACCATCAAGGTGGTACGACCTACGCCCCCCAGGGGATACGCCTACGGGGTCAACGGCGGCGTGTACGTCGAGAAGATGGTCGAGGACGCGGACGGGAACAAGCGCAAGCAACAGGTGATGATCCTGCCCTACGACATGTTCGTGGTGGACATCCTGAACAAGGAGAACGAGCACACCGTCCACATGATCGCGCACCGCCCAGGCAAGCCTGCGGATGTCCTGTTCCCACAGAAGGCGTCGGTCAGCAAGGACGAGTTGATCAAGGCCCTGGCCGCGCAGAACATCATGGCCTCGTACGGGTCAGGCAACGACAAGAACCTGTTCGAGTACGTCCGGGCCTGCGTCGAGGAGGCCAGCGTCAACAAGAAGACCGTCAAGATTCCCGGCCAGTACGGGTGGCAAGAGGACGGCACCTTCGTCTACAGCGGCAAGATTTACCTGCCAGACGGCACCACCCGCACGGTGCCCATGCCCGACCTGCAGAACATCACCCGCATCACGCGCTCGGCGGGTAACCTGGAGAAGTGGCGGCGCTTCCCACAGATGCTGATCAAGCGGGAGTTGTACGACCTGCTAGCAATCTCGTGCATCTCCTTCGGCGCACCGCTCATGCGCTTCACCCAGATGCCCTGCCTGACGTTCCACGCAGGCTCAACCCAGTCGGGTACGGGTAAATCCTTGGCGCTGTCGCTGCTCAATTCGGTGTGGGGTCACCCGGTGCGATATCGCACAGGCAAAAGCACCTCCCCCGTTACGATGCAGCAGCGGATTGGCAATCTTAACTCACTCCCCTTCACATCGGACGAAATCACGCACAAGTCGCGCCACGACATGGAGTGGTTCCCGGGCATGGTGTTCGACCTGTCCGAGGGCCAGGGCAAGGAGAAATCGGAGGTTCACCACAACCGCGAGCGCATCAACCTCGTGTCGTGGGCGACCCTGGCGCTCTTCACGTCCAACACCCACATGCAGGACTACATGGCTGGTGTGCGAGCGCACACTTCCCAAGGCGAGTTGCTGCGGATGCTGGAGTGGACGCCCGAGGAGAAGCTGAACTGGACGCCCGAGGAAGAGCAGACCATCCGCGTCCTGCAGGAGAACTACGGTGTGGCCGGTGAAGCCTACGTGCGCTGGCTCGTGCAGAACCAAGAGACGGCTGAGCGCGTGACCCGGGAAACCATCGCCATGATCAAGCGCGACTGGCAGATGACCGGGGACGAGCGTTTCTGGGCCGGTGGCTGCGGCGCGATGATTGCAAGCGCCATCCTCGTCTCGTCCAAGTACGCAGGCATCATCGACCTGCCTGTCGCGGAGATCATCAAGAGTCTCAAGCGCATGGTGGACAAGGCCCGCCGCGTGGTGCGCAACGGCGTGCGCACGGCAGAGGATGTGCTCAACGCTTTCACCCGTGACAGCTACGGTCAGTTCGTCGTGATCAAGAAGAGCGACGGCAAGGTGTTGGCTGCACTGGGCAGCGGGGAGATCATCGACCAGACGATCACGCGCAACAAGGTGTTGGGGCGCGTGGAGCACGAGATCGAGGTGGCCGGGTACGTGGACTACTTCATTGAGGAGCAGGTCATCCGCTCACACTGCGTGGCGATGTCGTTCGGTTACGAAGACTTCAAGAAGCAACTAGAGCAGATCGACGGCTACACCGTGTCGTACATGCGCAAGGACATGATGGCCCGCACCAGGGGGCCGCAGATGCGCATCCGAGCCATGTGCATCAGGCGCAGGGTTGAGCGTGAAGCTGCCGTGGACGACGCTTGAGAAGGGGCAGGGGTTCTTCATCCCTGCCCTAGACCTCGACGCCACGCGTGAGGCGGGGCTACTGGCTGCAGTCAAGGCCCGCGTTCTAGACGCTCAAGCCTTGTACTGCCTCCACAACGGTATGCAGGGCGTCCTGTTCTACCGCAAGCCTACTTCTGATACCGGTCGTAGAGCGCGATAAACGGAGCGGCGATCCGCTGCTCTGCCGAGTCGATACGGGCCAGGATTTCATCCTTGCGCTCCGTGGACATGTTGGGCGCAGCCCGCACCTGACGCCGCAGCTTGGCCAGTTCACCCAGTTGCTTCTGCAGTGCGCCGCTAGTCTCGGCAAAGGCCAGACGGTCTGCGTACTCCTGAGCGAACAGCTTGGCGTCTGCCATGCGCCCGTCCTCGATGAGCTTGTTGAGCGAGCCCTTGGCCTGCTCAATGTCCTTCATCCGCTCATAGGCGCCGTCGAGTGTGGCGCGGCCCTCCACAGGCTGGAACAGCCCGCCGATGAACGGCATCTTGCTCGGCTTGGTCGTGGGTTCCTGCACATTGTCCGCCTTGGACGCAAGCAGGGGGTTGGCCAACTGCACCAGGGCGATGCCCAGACCACCCGTGTAGCCACGGATCAGGTAGTCCACCTTGATGGGCGTGAGGCCCAGGTCGCCCGTGGCGCCGCCGATGAGTTTAGCGATCTCAGTCGTCGTCTCACGGTAACGCTCGGTCGGCAGCATGCGCTGCTCACGCGCAGACTCAATGTCTCCGGCAAAGAACGACTTGCCCAGTACCACCTCGGTCAGCGGCTTGATGGCCTGCGGCAGCGCAAACGGATTGCTCTGCATGAGCAGCTTGCCCATGCCTTTGGTCAGATCGTCGCCCTTGTCGTCGGACGCCATCTTGTTGAAGATGGCTTCGGGCAGCGCCTTGAACAGGTAGCCCAACTCAAACGGGATCGGCACGCGCACGGGCTCGGATACGCCTGGGACGTACACAAACCAGTTGGCCAAACGCTCTTCAGGCTTAGCCCGCTTGTACGCCTCATCGTCCTGCATGACGGCGGCGTAGCCCATCGTGCTACCGGCCATGAGCAAGCCACGCATGACGAGCTTCTTGCGAATCTCCAACTGCTCGTTGTACGGCATGTCGCCCTTGAAGGCGCGGTACAGAACGTCCAAACCCTGAATCTGGGCGTTGAAGAAGGGGATCATCACGGACAGCCACCGCATACTGGGCGACAGGCCGCGACGGCTGAAGTTCATCGACTCCAGGGTACGCAGCAGCGCCTGCTGCTCGCTCATGCCCTTGGCAATCGAGTCGTTATAGACGACTGCACGGGTGGCCGCATCGCCTTGCATAGCGAACGCGTCGGCCTTGGCCATCGTCTTGTCCCATAACGACTTGCCTGCGGTGAGGTCGCGCATGAACATTTCCATGTCGCGCTGATCGCCTGTGAACACGTTGCTGCTGATGGCGCCTGCCGACATGAGCTTGGCTTCGGCTTCGCTGCGTCCGGCCACCATCTTGCCCAGTTCGCGCATGGCATCCAGTACCGGCACGCCGCTCGTGGCGTTTGTCAGCCAGACGTTGAGCGGATCGCGGATGATCTGGCGTACCGCATACACCGGAGCGCGCGTCACGAACTTGCGCAGCACATCTGCCGGGTAGCCCATCATCTCCACGAGCATCGGCATGGCGGTCTTGATACCCTCCATGCCCTTGACGATCAACTCCGCCGGGATGCCAAACTGGTCTTGATCAATGACCGCAAAGTGGTCTTCGCCCTTGACCTTGAAGCGCACGGTGCTGCTGCCTGCAGGTCCAGCGCCGCGCCCCATCTTGCTCACAATGCCCATCTTGTTGAGCGTGAAGGCGGAGTCCTTCACCATCTGGTTGCGCAAACCCATGCGCGTGATGATGTAGGCGTTCTGCACGGCGCTCGTGAAGGCGGGCATGATCTGGTCAGAACCACCCTTGAGTTGCTGCAACTCCGGCTGATCCTTCACGTTGCCGATGCGGATGGGGCGCTCCTTGTCCACATACAGGTTGAGCACGTCGCCATCGACGCGGTAGTACGGGATGTAGGGCGTGCTCTTGAGTTCCGCAGCCTTGGCAGCGGTCATCTCGCCGGTCTGAACCAAGAAGTCGATCAGGCCGTTGTTGAACTCCTGATAAATCTTGTTGGCTTTCTCGAACGCAGCCTTCATCTTGGGATCGGCGTTCAAGCGCGCCATCACCTCAGCGTGCTCTTTCTTGGCAAGCGCGGGGTTCTTCAGGTTGAGCTTCTCCCAACCCTTGACCTCTGCCCGTAGCCCCGCCACGTAGGCGGTAAACATGGCTTCGGCTTCTGTGGAGTTCTTGATCCCCGACTCGTTGAGCGCCTCTGCGGCGCCCATCAGCGTAGCCCCAGGCTTGCTGCGGTAGATGTACTCCATCCCGCCCGCCACCTTGTTGGCGATCCGCTGCACCGGCCCGTTGGTCAAGAACTGAGCGGCGTACTGGCTAACCTGCTGACCGAAGCGCAAAGAGAACTCAGCGTTCTGGGCCTCAAGCGCAGTGATCTGGCCCTTGGCCAAGCCACGCTTAAACGCCTCAGAAAGTGCCGCGTCTTTGTCAACATACTGAACGCGACCCGACAGGCCCATGATGTTGCCAAACAGCACGTCGCGCAGCCGAGGCTTCTCAGCCACGAAAGACTTGGCGATGTTGACATCTTCCCGGTATTGACGGAATGCGATCTGTCCGTCTGCTGAGCGGTAGGCTCCGATGCGCTTGTCGGCAAACGCCTTACGCGATTCGCGCAGCATGTAGAAGATGTCGGAGGTGCTGAGTTTGGCCGTCTCCATCATGCCCATGCGGCGCAGACTGGAGCGAACCATGCCTACAAGTTCCTTGATCCACCGACCGGCCTTCTCTCGGAAAGACGCGGTGACACGCGCCTCTTCGGTGTGGGCGATGATCTCGCGCAGGGCTTGCAGGCGTTGAATGTCTTCGCCACGCCCGATAGCACTCATGGCGTCCATAGCCGACTGGGCTTCAGCGCGCAGGTCAGCACCGCCTACTTCTTCAGCCAGCTTGAGAACATCGGTCTTGTTGGCGTACGCCTGCAAGCGGTCGATGCCGATGAGGGTGTCAATGCCGTAGTGGCCGACCAACTCGTGGGCAATCGTAGCCTCAAGGTCTTTGAGGTTGGCGTGGTTCTCGCCAATCACCAGCACCGTGCCGTCGCTGAACACAGCGCCTTGAACGTCGGCAGGATCGGCCTTCTCTTTGGCCATCTGGTTCAGCAAGCGTACGGGCACATCGCGCACCGTGGGCGCGTAGATGAACTTGACGTTTGAAGGAAGCTCCTCCTTCACTTTCACTATCAACTTCTCTGCTTCTGCCGCATCAACTTGTCCGCCCTCGGCTTCACGTTTGCGATACGCAGCCCCAACATCGTCATCAAACTCGCCGCGCTCACGGGCGCGCGCTTCCTCAATGTCCCGAGCCAATCGAATCTGCTCGGCTTCCGTA